GGATTCCGAAATCGATCGTGCTGCCCGCGAGTCTGTCCGCCCTGCCCGGCCGCATGAAACTCTTTCCGCCGCAAGTCGAGATCGCCAATTCGATCGGCAATCCGCTTGTGGAGCGCGTCTCAGTTTTGAAGGGCGTCCGCGTGGGCTATTCGCAACTCGCCGTCGCCGCGATCGGTCACTTTGCGGTCAACGATCCCGCGCCCATTCTTGTCGTGCTGCCCTCCGATGACGACTCGCGCACGTTCATGACGACTGTCATTGAGCCGACATTCGCGGAGTCGCCGCCATTGCGCGCTGCGCTCACGACCGACGCGAGTGGGCGTGATACCTTGTACCATCGCCACTTTCCCGGCGGCCATCTCGCGCTTGTGTCGGCCCGCAACCCGCGCGACTTGCGCGGACGCACGGCGAAGATTCTGTTTCTGGAAGAGCCCGACTCCTATGAAATCGACGTTCGCGGAGAAGGCGACCCGGTGCGCCTGGCAGAGAATCGGACTCTTTCCTATGGCGACCGCAAGATTGTCATGGGCTCGACTCCCGTTGACGAAGAAACCTCGCGAATCTGCGCGGCCTATGAGCGATCGGACAAGCGCATTTTCGAGGTTCCCTGCAAAGGGTGCGGCGAGTTCAACGAGATCAAATGGGCCGACATAGTTTGGCCGGAAGGCAAGCCCGAAGAGGCGGAATATCGCTGTCCGTCATGCGGAACTCTGCATAGTGAGGGCGCCGACAAGAGCGCAATTGTTCACGCCGGGCGCTGGCGAGCGACCGCGCCGGACGTGAAGGGGCATCACGGCTATCGGCTCAACTGTCTTGTGTCGCTGATCGCAAACGCGGCATGGGGAATCCTCGCGCGCGAGTTCATCGAAGCCAAGCGCGCCGGCCGCCATGCGCTCAAAGCCTGGACGACCACGATTCTAGCCGAGCCATGGCGATCGGAAGGCGACACGATCGATGAACACGCGCTGCTCAAACGCCGCGAGCCGTGGGGAATCGATGACGGGCCGCCCGAAGAGATCATCCGAACCGCCGGCCTGGATTGCCAAGGGGATCGCGTCGAAATGACAACCGTGGGCTGGACGCGCGACGGCCACGCATTGATACTTGGGCATGAGATCATATGGGGCAGCACCCTCGAAAACGAGACGTGGGAGCGCGTGGACTCACTCTTAAAGCGCCATTGGGTACACAAGAATGGCGGTATACTGCGCTATGACGCGGCGATCGTGGACTCAGGCGGGACCGGCGGCATGACGGATGCCTGCTATGCGTTCACCCGGCCGCGTGTCGGCCGGCGCATCTTCTCCGGCAAGGGCGTGCCCGGCACGAAGCAGCCGAGTATCAAAATGTCGGATAGCGTGAAGGCCACTCGCCTGATTCAAGTTGGAGTCGATGCCATCAAGTCGCAGATCATGACACGCCTGGAGGGCGGCGGAACATCGATCCGATTCTCTCAATCGCTTGACGAAAACTGGTTCGAGCAGTTTACCGCCGAAAAGAGAGTTATGCGCCGCCGATCGGGCCGCACCGAGTACGGATTCGAGTTAATCAGTGGGCGGAGGAATGAGGCGCTTGATTGCGTCGTGCTCGCCTTCGCGGCCCGCGCCACTGTCAATTTGAACATCAATCGCCGCGAAGCCGATCTATCTTCGAGCACAATGTCGGCGCGGGCTCCGCAGATCATTCATAGCAAGTTCGTTTCTGGGGAGCGGGCTTAGGCCCAGGCGTCGGTCGTCTATGGGCTTTGTGCCAGTCGCGGACATAGGCTTTCGCCGCCTCGCGCCGCGCCGCCTTCTCCGCTTCCGTGAGCTTCTGGCCCTTTTTCCAGCGATTCACCATTCGAGCGACTAGACACCCGATTGGTAAAATTTGAGCGAATCCGTTAAGGCATAGGACTCGACTCGGATTCAATCCTCCGTCGTCCTAACAGGAAAGGAGGGCTCGAATGCCGTTTTTCCGGAATTTCGAGAACATCTACTGCGAAGCCATCACCAGAGACGTGGCGCTGTCCTGGTTCTCGACAACCCACGGCGCCAATGCCGCGCGAGGCGTCCAGCGCGTCGATACAGCACTCGTTGTGGGCCTACGGCGATCGGGCATCGCCATCCCCCGCGCGAGACTTAATGGCCAGCTACGGCGCGAGATCGAGCGTGCGAGGGAGGTCCGGCGCCATGGATAGGATCGCGATCGTCGTGGCCGAAATCCAAGCAATCCGTTGGGATCACGCGGCCGTCTTCGCCGAACTCGCGAGCCTCGAAAAGGAGCTTCGCCAACTCACGGCGCACGAAAATTGCGTCCTGCTCTATCCGTCAGGGCCAACCCCCGGCCTACCGAGAAGGATGGCCCGATGAAGAGTTCCACAATTGGCTGCCTTGCCATGGCGCTTCTGTGGGCGCTTGGCGACTATGCCGCGCTCGCTATCGCCGCCTTGGCAATCGTTGCAATTGCGATCTGGTACTTCACGAAACCTAAACCTGTCGTGCGGAATCCTCCCCAACCGGAGGGCCGCCTAGTGCAATTCTACGCCAAACCAAAACGCAGGAAGGAGTCAGTGTGATGAAACCCAAACCCCCGAAACCGCCACGACCGCCCGGCCCGATGAAGCCAAGGCCGCAAATGTAACCCCCCCCCCGCAATTGATACTCCCAAGGCCCGCCATCGTGCGGGCCTTTTTGTTACTTCGCCATGAGGTTGACCGGCGAGCACATTGCACCTATACTTGATCAATCGTTCGCAGCGCACCCGCGACAATAATAACCGAAAACAGCGCGCAACGGCACAATCCCAAATCCATAGTCAGGAGTCGGCCCATGTCCGCTGACGCCATCCGCGCGCTCATTGCGCGCGAACTCTCCGCCGTGTGCGGCCTCAATTCGACCGAGGCCGGCGCCGTTGTCGAGAAAATCCCCGACCACGAAATCCAGCGCGCGGTTGACGGCATAAGCGCGGGGCAGCCTTGGGCTTTCACCCGCGATCTGTTCCGCCACAAGGACACCGACCGCCTTGTCGCGGTGAACTATATGACCGACTACACGATGCACGCGAACACGCCGGCCGATCATGTCGGCGTCGCTTCTGTCGTTATCGGGCTGGAGTCCATCGTCGCCAAGGCGCTCAAGTCGGAGGCCGGCCGTGTTCATTGAACTCCGCAAGCGCATCGCGCGAGCCATCGCGCCGGCACAGACTCGCGCCTATGACGGCGCATCGTTCGGCCGCTTCCCCTCGAATTTCCGATCGGGACGCACTGTCAACGAGGTATCGGCCGCACAGCCGACCTTGATGGCGCGTGGGCGATTCCTCTACCAGAATAATCCCTATTTCCGGAACGCGGCGAACGTGTGGGCTGCCGCATTGACCGGCGCCGGGATCACGCCATCGCCTCGCATTGCCAATTGGGATTCGTTCGTCCGTGCCGCCGATGCCGATGGCCGCTCAACGCTCTATGGGCTTTGGTATCGCGCGGTTCTCGCTTGGATCACTGACGGCGAAGCCTTCATTACATGGATCGAAACCGATCAAGGCCCGAAATTGCGGCTCATTCCTTCCGACATGATCGATATGTCGGACACCCGGACCCTTGAAGACGGGCGGCAAGTCATCAACGGAATCGAGCACGACGCGGACGGCGTGAGGACGGCTTACTATATCTCGCCGGCCCGGCCGACCGATCAATTCGCAACCTACGCGCCGCCTGTCCGCGTCCCGGCAAGCGAAGTAATTCACCTGTACTCGCCGGAAGGCATTGGCGCGGTTCGCGGTGTATCGTGGGCCGCTTCTGTCATCGCCCGCTTTGCCGAGCTTGGGCAGTTGGAAGACTCGCTGCTCGTTCAGGCGAAAGTCGCCGCCCTGCATTGCGGCGTCGTCACGGACATGAACGGCACAACCGCCGACCCCTATGCCGAGACTCCTGCATCGCTTGAACCCGGCTCAATGATCCGCTTGGGCGCCGGACTCGACGTGAAGTTTCCGACACTCCCCCAAGCGCCGTTGTCGATCGAACTCGCACAGATGCAACTCCGCGCAATCGCAATGGGCATGGGCCTGCCGGAGTACTTGCTGAGCGGCGATATGAGGAACGCGAATTTTAGCAGCATGCGCTCTTCAATGATCGCGTGGCGCCAGCGAGTCGAAGTACTCCAATATCAAGAGGTCGTTCCGACCCTTTGCGACCCGATCTATTCGCGTGTCGCGCTGGCATCCGGCGAGAATGCCGCGCCGCCTGAATGGTACGTCCCGCCGATCCCCTGGGTAGACCCGCTCAAAGACGCGGAAGCCGAGATCGCATTGATCAACGCCGGGCTCAAGTCTCGCCGTCAGGCCGTGGCCGCCACTGGTTACAACATTGAAGAGCTTGACGCCGAAATCGCCGCCGATCGTGCCCGCGAAAAGTCGCTGGGTCTGACGTTCGGCGCACCGGCAAAGGCTGAGAAGCCGGCCGAAAAGAAGGATGACGACAATGCCGAGTAACAACCTCTTCTTCCGTCGCGCGCCGCTCCCATCATCCTATGACCCGGAGACGGGCACGATCGAAGCAATCATTTCGACAGGCGCCGACGTGCAACGGCGCGACGCAAAAGGTGAATATCTCGAAAGGGCGTCACTAGAGGCGGCCGACCTGTCGAAACTCATTGGCGCTCCGCTGCTTGATGGACACCGCGCCGGCTCAACGCGAGACGTGTTGGGCGTGGTCGAGTCCTATCGGCGCGAGCCTGGGCAGATCG